TACGGCCGGCTGTCCGCCAGTTGCGACGGCCTGACGGCCAGCGATCAGATCGCGATGGAGCACAAGCGCTGGAACCAAGAGCTTGCCGCATCGATCGCCGCCGGGATCCTGCCCGATGAACACCAGCCGCAATGCCAACAAGTGATGCACGTCACCGGCGCCGAGAAGCTGCTCTTTGTCTGCTCGGACGGAACCCGCGAAAACATGGTTTACATGTGGGTCTATCCAGATCAGGAATGGGTCGATCGCATCGTCGCCGGCTGGGACCAGTTCCACGAGGAACTGAAAGCCTACCGGCCGCCCGAAGTCATCCAGGCCGTTGTCGCTCGGCCGACACTGGATCTCCCGATCCCGCTGATCGAGGCCAGCGGCGCCATCGCCATCCGGTCAAACCTGACCGAGTTTGGCCGGATGCTGGCCGCCTTCATCGACAACATCCCCAAGCAGCCCCGCGACGATCAGGACTTCGCCGACTGCAAGGCCGCACTGACCAAGCTCAAGGCCGCCGAAGAAGCCCTCGAGGCCGGCGAGGCGCGCGCCATGGCGCAACTGACCGACATCGACGACATGCGCCGCGAGAAAAAGCTCTATTTCGACCTGTCGCGCACCACGCGGCTGGCCCTCGATAAACTCGTCGTCGAGCGCGAGAAGGCTATCAAGGCCGAGATCATGCAGGAGGGCAAGGACAAGCTGGCGGCACACATCGCCACCCTCAACAAGCGCCTTGCCACGGTCAGGATGCCGGACATCCTCGCCGACTTCTCCGCCGCCATCAAGGGGAAGAAGACCATCAAGGGCTTGCGCGATGGCGTCGAGGCGCTGCTGACGCAAAAGATCCTCGAGGCAAGCGCGATCGCCGACAAGATCAGCCTGAACCTGCAAACCCTGACCGATGAAGTCAAGAAGCCCGGCGCTGATTACCGCTTCCTGTTCAGCGACTACGCCACGCTGGTTATGAAAGAGCCAGATCACTTGATGCTAGTGATCAAGTCGCGCATCGCCGATCACCTGGCCGCCGAAGCCAGGCGAGAGGAAGAAACGCGGCAGCGCATCCGTGTTGAGGAAGAAGCCCGCGCTACCGCGAAGGCCAAGGCCGAGCAGGAAGAGGCCGAGCTCCAGCGCAAGGCCGGCGAGGAAGCCGCAGCGAATATCGAGCGCGATCGTGCAGCCGGAGCCGCGCAGGGGCTATCCCTTGGCGCTGTGCTGGATGCCGTAGCACCGGCCGCAATCAATCGTGCCATGAACACTACCGAACCCGCAGCCCAGCCGGCGCCGACGGCCTCCAGTCCGCGGCTCGATGAAACGGCTGGTGCTGCGGCCCCAATCCGCACCGCCGTCGCGCCGCGTCAGTCGCTGCGAGCGCAACTGCATGACGCCATTGACCAATGCTCCGATGGCGAGTTGCAGCAAATAGCTGACCTCATTTACACCATCGCCGCCAACAGGAGTATCGCAGCATGAGCCCGCAAGAACTCGCCGCCCTACTGACTGGCCGGGGATACCGCAAGGAGATCACCGACGACGAGGCCAATGCGGCATTCGACGCCGGCCTGGTCGTGGTGTTCGGCGCCAGCGACGACATCGCCATACTCCGCGGCAAGATCGACGATGAAGTCAATTGCTACGACGGCGGCACGATCTACCTGTCAAACGATGGCCTGATTACGAACGCCTGCAGCGATGACGCTTGCCCGTACTTCGCCGCGATCAAGAACAAGGCGACGACGATCGAGGCCGTGTGGGACGAGGAAGGCTACTCGTGGATCTACAAGACTGACATCCAGCACGCCTGCTTCGACATCCTCGAAGAAGGTGAGAAGTATTGCCGTGGCATCGTGTTCGCGCTGGCGGATGTGAAGGGAGTAACAACAGCATGAACACCCCACGTCACCCCACCGAGCAATTGTTCCTCAAGGAAGTCGCCAATCACCAGATGGCGATATTGGTCAATGACGGGCTGCGCCGGCATATCCGGTTTCGCCAGCCCAACACCAACGAGTTCATGTTCGAGATCATCACTTGGCCTGGCTACCTCTGCTACTGCGGAGACATGGGCACCTACGTCTTTTCGCGGATCGACGATATGTTCCAGTTCTTCCGCATGGATCGCGAGAGCATGCCTCTGACCGACGGCAACACCCTGCCGATCAACCCGAGCTATTGGGGTGAGAAGTTGCAGGCCGTGTCGACATTCGGCGAAGGCTACAAGATGTTCTCTGCCGACAAGTTCCGCGAGGCCGTGAAACACGCCTTTGACAGCTTCGTCGAGGGCAAGGAGGAAGTCACCCCCGAGGCCGACGCCGATCTGTGGCAGGAGCTCGAGAGTGAAGTCCTGGCCGACGTCGACAACGAGTATGCCGCGATGTACTGCTTGAGCGAGTTCCGCAGCGGTGAATTCGAGTTCACGGACTACAGCGAATACAACCTCAAGGACTACACCTGGCACTTCATCTGGTGCTGCTACGCACTGGTGTGGGCGATCAAGCAGTACGACGAGGCCACGCAGCAGCGGGAGGCAGCATGAGCGAGAAAGGAGACGGCGGGCCGGCGTTTCCGACCGGAACGCAGGTTGCGCAGAACACCGCGACAGGCGAAACAGTGGTGCATCAATACCTATCCGACGGGATCTCTGTGCGTGACTACTTCGCAGCACACGCCCCGGCGCAGCGAACCGACTTCACCGCCGCCGGCGCTGCCGCTGTAGTGGGGCGTGAAATGCCGGATTATCCGGGCAACGACGCCAGCGAGCAGGCGCGAATCGATCACCAGATCGCAACGGCGCAATTCCGCATCGATCTTGATGTCGCTCTACGCCTGCGCTGGGCCGACTCCATGTTGAAAGCGAGGAAATCATGAAACCCAAGCACCCAACCATCGCCATGTGCGCCTGCAAATCGTCGCAGGTTTCCGCGATCGGCCACTGCCCGGTAGCGACCCCGCTGGCGGTGCGCTACAAGCATGGCGGCGCGCTGTACCACTACCCGGACGTTTCTGCCGAGAAGTTCGCGGCGCTGCAAAAAGCCGAGTCCATCGGCGCGCACTTGGGCAAGCACATCAAGACGCCGGGACACAAGTTCACCAAGATCGACAAGTAACCAACCACAAAGGAGGCATCACCATGGCAAAGAAAGTCACCTCACCCACCATCACCGGCGCCGTCGCGCTGAAACTGCGTCAGAAGCTCGGCGTACCGCAGGGAGAATTTTGGGGCCGACTTGGCATCACCCAATCGGGCGGATCCAGGTACGAGTCCGGCCGCAACATGCCGCGCCCGGTCAAGAAGCTGTTTTTCCTGACCTACATCGCTACACCGTGGGTGCTCTCCGGCAAGGACGGGGCCGCGCTCGAAGCGATCTAACCGCTTACCACTTACCACCTACCACCAAGGAGAAAACGCACCATGAGCAAGCTCATTCACGAAAACCTACGTGATGTCCGCGTAGAAACCGACAGCGGCGATCTTGTGTCGCTTCTCGATCATGCCGGGGAGCAATTCTCCGAACTGATCAAGGCGATCGGTGCCAACAACAAAGCCGGATCGCTGACCCTCAAGGTCGACGTGAAGCCCAGCACGGCCGGCGCGCTCGCCGTCAAGGCGTCCGTGTCCATCAAGAAACCCAAGGGCTTGCCGCCCGAGTCGCTGCTTTGGGCTACTCCGGAAGGCAATCTCATGGCCGACGATCCGCGCCAGGTCAAACTCGAACTCAAGCCGGTTGCCACCGAGCCCGCACGCGAACTCAAGCAGGTTGGAGCGTAATCATGGGCGACGAAAACGAAACCATGATCAGTGGCATCAAGGACGCGATCGACGCCGGCACGCTGCTGGCAGGCCCGCAGGTTCCTCTGCTGGATCCGGACAAGCGCGTTCCCTTCGTCGTTCTGCCGGCCGGCTGCGAAATCGGAGACATCGAGAAGTTCCTGCCATTCCCGACCCGCAAGCGCGCGACCGTCACCGTATCGCAGACCGGCAGCTTCATCGAGTACGCCAAGAAGCACGGCAGCCTGGATGAATGCGTGATCTATGCCGAGATCGACGCCGAGGCATCCAAGTGCGTTCTGCTGGCGGTGATGAACGACAACGGTGCCACAGAGCCGAAATGGCGTGACCACCGCTGCACCTTCGCGCCGGCCCTATCGGTCGAGTGGAAGCGCTGGCTGTCGAAGAACGGCCCGAAGAACGCGATGTCGCAAACCGACTTTGCCACCTGGCTGGAAGACAACCAGGGAGACGTGCGCTCTGTCAATGGATCTCCGAGTGGCGCCGACGTTCTCGCCATGGCGCTCGCGTTCGAGGCCAACGCCGACAAGCGGGTGAAGAGTCACGTCAACCTGCAAAACGGCGGGGTCCGCTTCGAGTATGTCGAGGACGAAACCAAGGACACGCGCACCGCCATGGAAGTGTTCAGGCGCTTCACCCTGGCCCTGCCGGTATTCGATGGCAGCACTGACGCCTACCCGGTCGAAGCCCGCCTCAAGTACCGCGACAACAGCGGCAAGGTGACGTTCTGGTATGAGCTGATCCGCCCTGATCGCGCCTTCAAGACGGCCGTGCAGTCTGCGCTGGACCAAATCAAGGCGGAAACCGGGTTCATGCTGCTGCAGGGAACGCCGTAATCATGGCCGCGCGCCGGACCCACATCACCCTCTTCGGCAAGGATTACCCGATCCCGCCGAAGGGGCTGTATGCCGGCGTGCCGGGTCAGGGTCCGGAAGGGAAGCAATGCAGGCATTGCCACTGGCGCGACCGTCACGAATATTCGCATACGGTTTCAAAGTGCTGGCTTATGCACAGCCACTGGACCAACGGCGCCAAGACAGACATCCAGGCGACGGCGCTGGCCTGCGAGTGCTTCAAGGAGAACGTGGAGTTCAGCGGGGGTGCGCCGCTTCATGGCGCAGCCTCCGCTGGAACGCAGGGCTAGAACTCATGATCGCAATAGTGAATGTTTCTACCCATAACTCGCCTAT